ACAAAACCTATAACAACATGAAGGAAGCTAAGAAGGAAATGTTGACGCAAGTTGTACTTCCTGAGTTAGTAGCTATTCGTGATGCCTTAAATAGATTCTTTGCAAATGAGATGGGTAGAGATACATACATCGACTTTGACTTAACTGTGTTCCCTGAATTACAAGAGGACATGAAAGAGTTAAGTTCAATCCTTTCTCAGTCTTGGTGGATTACTCCTAACGAGAAGCGTGTGGCTATGCGTTATGAGACTATACCTGATGAGGTGATGAACGAAATTTTTATCCCTGCAGGTTACTTGCCTATAGACGAATTGACTATGTTGCAAGATCCTCGCAATGCTCAACAACAAAGTGACTATAACAGACCTCCTGTAAAAAACGAAGATTTTTTTTTGAGTAAGAATGAAAAGTTAGACGAAGTTTACTCTAAGTACAAGTCTGTTACTAACATGAGCTACTCAGAATTAGAAGCTTGGTCAAAAACAGAATGCTCTAAGAAGGCTTCATTAGATAGAGCCCCTATTGCTAGAAACCTAAGACTACTTTCTAAAGCTAAAGAAGATTGGACTGCAAATGATATAGAAGATGCTAATAGAACAATTAGCTTCGTGAGTAGAATGAGAGGTGCAGAACAAGGAGAACCAGCAGCAGAAGGTTGCCCATCTAAGAGAGACATATCACTTAAAAACTGGGCATACGATCCATCTAAGTAATGGCTAAAATCCTATATCCATCTCAGCAATTTGCTTTGCAACAAAAGATTGCAAGAAAATCAATCAGAGAATATCAGCCACAAATAAAGGCTGTATTGCAGAAGGATTTCGACAAAGCTGCGGATTTGGTTGCTAGTATGGGAGCACAGCAAACTGTAAATAATCGACAAGCATTATTTGACTCAAAGTCAATTAATAATATTTTACGAAATTTGTATGAGAACGTGGGCGGCTATACCGCAATGCGTTACGAAAAGATATTTGACAACTTTAAAAAAGAAGAGTCTATAGACTTTGATCCACTAGATATTGCTGACGAATGGTTGGCATTTATGTTGTCTTATTGGACAGCTATTAGTGGAGCTAAAATGTATGGCATTGAGAATACAACCGAAACAGAAATTGCTAGGTTGATTAATAACGCAATACGTTATGGTCAAGAGAATAATCTTACACAAAGAGAAGTAAACAATATGGCTATTACTTTACTTAGAGATGGTAGGATTAATAGCTCAAGAAGTCTATTGATTGCTCGTACTGAATCGCATCAGGCTTTAAGCACAGGTGCATTTGGTGCAACTAAATACTCGGTAGTTCCTTTGCTAAAGCAATGGGTGCACTCAGAGTATATGGCAGCTCCTAGATTGTGGCATTTAGATTTGGATAGACAAACTAACCCTGACACACAAGGAACGAGAATATTGGTGAATCAGCCATTTATGGTAAACACACCAAACTTAGGGGTGATACAAATGCAATATGCACATGACGCTATAGGCGGTGCTATAAATAACTGCAACTGCAGATGCTGTACGGTGTATATTGCGTAAACAAATAAATATGAGTAATTTTTATAACAAAAAAGGAGTAAGTGGAGCACCGATAGATATGTCGGATGACTCAAGAACCGTAGTGGTTTACTATTCCGCATTTGGTAACGTAGATAGTGATGGTGATGTAATCACTCCTGGTGCGTTCACTAAATCATTAAAAGAGAATGGTCCAAAAGCTAAGAATAGAATCTGGCATTTGTTCAACCATTCTACAGACAAGCCTATTGCTAAACCATTCGACATGGAAGAAGATGCTTTTGGTTTAAAGGCTTACGTTAAAATGCCAAACACAACTTTAGGTAGAGATACTTATGAGTTGTATAGAGATGGGCATATAACTGAACATAGCATTGGCTTCCAAACTGTGAAGTCTCAAGCTAAGTCTGGTTATAACGAAATATCAGAAATTAAATTGTTTGAGGGTTCCTCTGTTTTATGGGGAGCTAATTCTAATACACCAACAGTAATGGTTAAGTCTGAAATCAAGGCTACTCTTATTGACGAGATGGGTAAAACTATCAAGTCTTTAAAAAATGGTTTTTATACAGATGAGACATTCGGTTTGTTAGAATTAAAACTTAAACAATTACAACAATATCTTGCAGAAATGGAAGACGAAGAGTCAGTTCCTTCAGAAGAACAACCGCCTGTAGAAGAGCCATCTGAATTGCAACCAGAAGGTGAATCAGAAGATGAGGCATTGGAAGAAGAAGAAAACCCGACTGTTTCCATCGAAATCGAGATAAACAAATATTTACAAACATTTAAAATTTTCAACTAATGGTAGAAGAAATTAAAAGTGCTTTCGAAGGTATCAAGTCTGAATTAAACGGACAATTTGATGCTGCTAAAGCTGAAAACGTAGCTGCAGTAGATGCAGTAAAATCTGAATTAGAAGAATTAAAATCTCAAGTAGCTGTAGTTAAAGATGCTGCAGACAAACTTGAAGCAAAAAACAATCGTATTAAAATGAACGAAAATCAAGTAAAAGGGTTCAACGTATCCCTTGCTGAAGCAATCGAGAAGAATGCAGACAGCATCGCTAAATTAGGTCGTGGTGAAGTAAAGCGTTCTGGCTTTGTATTAGACACTAAGGCTGTAGGTAACATGACAGAAGCAGTTAACTTAACTGGTGATATTCCTCGTCAATATGCTCCACAAGTTTATGCTCTTCCTAATCGTAAAGTACACGTTAGAAGTTTGTTACCAGTAGGTACAATCTCTACAGGTTTATTTACTTTCCCTAAGGAAACTGGTGGTGAAGGTGATGTAGCTCCTCAAACTCAAGGTAGCACTAAATCTCAATTAGATTTCGATATCACAATGACTGATGCTCCTGCTCAGTACATCGCTGGTTTCGTAAGAATCTCTCGTCAAATGTTGGATGATGTTCCTGCAATGACTTCTTTCTTACAAGCTCGTTTGTTAGAGAAATATTTATTAGCTGAAGATGCTCAATTATTGAATGGTAGTGGTACAGCTCCAAACTTAACTGGTTTGACTATTAACGCTGCTGCTCCAACTGGTGCTGCAACTGTAGACGTTGAGCAATTAGTACAAGCTATTGCACAAGTTTCTGCTACTAACTATTCTGCTAACGGTATCTTGATTAACCCAACTGATTGGGCTAACATCATGAATACTAAACCAACTAACGCTGCTTATAGCCTTCCAGGTTCTACAGTTGTTACTACTGATGGTTCTTTAACTATTGCTGGTGTACCTGTATTCCAATCTACAGCAATCGCTGCTGATAAGTTCTTAGTAGGTGACTGGGCAATGGGTGCTCAAATCATGCAAAATCAAGGTATCTCTGTTCAGTTCTCTGAATTTGATAGCGATAACTTCCAAAAGAACTTGATTACTGTAAGAGTTGAAGCTCGTATTGCATTCCCTATCTACTACAACAATGCGTTTGTATATGGTGATTTTGGTAACGTAGCTTAGTCTTAGACTAATCTAAAATATAAGGGGTAGCCAAAAACTACCCCTTTTTTAATGCGTTAAATTTTGACTATTTTTGTAAAAAACATATAGGATGCAAATTGTAAGAGATATAGCGGTTTTGTCTGATACTATAGCAGAGCCAATAACATTAGCCGAAGCTAAAAACTACCTAAGAGTAGATTATAACGAAGATGATGCTTTAATTGAGGCTTTAATTACTTCTGCAAGAGTAAGACTTGAGCAATATGCTGGTGTGGCTATGACACAAAGAAACTTACAAGTAGTTGCTTTTATGAGTGAGTTTATTGAGCTTCCATATGTGCCAGTTGGTGTTTTGTTGTCAGTTGAGTATTGGAATGGACAAGATTGGTTAACATTAGAAGAAGGTGATTATTATACTTTAGGTACAAATACAATGAAAGTATATACTGTATCTTATCCAGGAGGCGAATATCGATTTACATATACTTGTGGCTATTGCGAACCAACTCCTACAATGAGAACAGCTTGTTTTAAGATGTTGGCTGACCTTTATGAGTATAGAGAGTCAAGCGTAGAATCTAGTAAGCCAAGTGCTAACCTAACTACCGCATACGAATTAATGAAGCCTTACAAGAGAATAAATTACATTTTATAATGATAGGTAAACTACACAATAGGATTACATTTAAAAGCCTTTCAGGCACTTCTGACGGAGCTGGTGGCTATGTTAATACAGAAACTACCTATTACACTTGTTGGGCTGAAATAGTACGTCAAAATCAGAATAAAGACAATATTGCCCTAAAGGACAACTTAGACTATAATATTACATTTAGAATAAGATATACTACATCAAAAACATTTGATAATAAGCTTATTATAAATTTTAATAATAAGAAATATCTTATTAATTCAGTAATCAATGAAGGTGATAGAAATAAATATTTCCTTATTGGTTGTGCAACATTGTTATAATGGCTACATTCGGAGTACAAGTAGAAGGCTTAAAAGACCTTAGGTCAAGATTTAAACAAGCTCCTGAAACAATAGAAAAGCAGGTAAAGAAGATTATTGACGAATCTGTGATTGATATGCAGAATAGAGCAAAGCGTCATGTTCCTGTCGATACAGGTGCTTTAAGAGCAAGTATAACTCATAGACCATTTAACTATAATACTGGTGCTTTATTAATGGCTGGTAACAATAGCACAGTTAAATATGCTCCTTATGTAGAATTTGGTACAGGATACAAGTTCCAAATACCTGCTTATCCTAATGTAAATTTAACTGATTTAGAGGCTTATGCTTTTACTTTTAAAAAGAATAATCCAAAAAAACAAGTAAACTTGCCACATAGACCATATATGTTCTTAGCTTATTATGAGGTATATAGCAATATGATAAAGAGAATAAAGGGTATCAAGATATAAATAAATTTGACTAAATTTGTATAAATGAAAGACTGCGGATACGCTATAAGAAAAGCTTACATTGATAAGTTAACTGCGGCTTCCTATTCTTTAGGGGTTTATGATACCATAGCTCCTGATAGTGTAGAACCTCCGTTTCTTATTATAAGCAGTCAGACATCAGCAGAGAATAGTGACAAAATGAGCTTTCACTCAAATGTTACAATTCAGTTTGACATAATTTTTAAAAGTTCTAAAGTGGGCGAAGTTGGTCAAAAGTCAGTAGATGAATGGGCTAACGAGTTATTAGAGATAATAGGTGTTTACCCTGCAAATTATCCTAATGCTAGTCCTAACTTTAAAATTATAACTAGAAATATGGGCTCAAATCAAGCTTTGTTTGATTATATAGATCAAGCATATATTTTTAGGAGAGTGATTGTATTTGAACATTTTGTGACACAAATATTATAAAAAAATAAAATAAAAAAAAATGCCAACATCAGGTGTATTTAACGGAACCTCATTGGTTGTATTAGTAGGAACAGAAGTGGTAGCTCACGCTACATCTTGTTCTTTAAGTTTTTCAGTAGATTTACCAGAAAGCACTACAAAGCAAAGTAATGGCTGGGTAGACCATATTGGCGGTGCTAAGTCTTGGACTTTAACTACTGATGGTTTAGCTACAGTTGATCCTGCTGCTACAGCTTCTTACTATACTACAGGTGAATTAATGACTGCAATTGCAAATAGAACTGCTGTAACAGTTAAGTTTACTACAGTTAGTGGAACAACTCCAGTAACAGGTGACTTGATTTGGTCTGGTTCTGCTTTCATTGAAAGTATGGATATTACTGCTGACATGGAGTCTCCAGTAACTTATTCAGTATCTTTTACTGGAACTGGTGCTTTGACTCAAGCAACTAACTAATAACCAAAAACAACAACATATATGAGAGGACATTACGAATTAAAACTTTCGGATGGCACAAGCATACCAATGCGTTTCTGCACATGGTCTTTAAAAAGATTTTGCAAGTTACAAGGTATCGGACCATCAGAAATTGGAGAAGCAATATCAGGGAATGATTCTTTAGAAGCAATAACAAACTTGTTAAAGGCTGCAGCAGAATATCCCCTATATAAAGAAGGCATAACACCTACATTTAGTGATTTAGATGTTTGTGATTGGATAGATGATATGGGTGGTATTGCTGGTAAAAAGTTTCAGGAAGTAATGACTGCTTTAGCCGATAGTATGAATAGCGGTTTAGAGCAACCTACGAAGTCTAAAAAAGATGGAGTAAAAAAAAATTAGAGTGGATTGATATAGAGAGATTTACAATGGGGGAGTGCCAAGTGCTTCCCCATTTGTTTTGGGATATGACGATGGCTGAGTTAGATTTTATATGGCATGGTCATCGGTATAAGGAAGAGCAAGACTGGGTTAAATGGAGATGGCAAACAACATTATTAGTTAATTTGCAATTACCTAAAGGCAAGAAAGTAAAACCACAAGACCTACTTCCATTAGACATAGATAATCGTAACTTTGTGAAACAAAAGGTTATGACTCAAGAAGAGTTAAATGAGGTTCTTAAAAAATACGAAAACGCTAAACCAATAGGATAATGGCTGACGAACAAATAAAGATTAGGATACAGGCTGATGCCGAACAATTTAAGGCTGTTTCTGCTGCTGTAGAAAGAGCATTAGCTGATATAGGCAAACAAGCTGAAATAACTCAAGGTAAAATAAAGGGAGCTGGTGATGCCGTAAAAAAGTCTAATCAACAATGGACTAACCTTGCTTTAGTTATTCAGGATTTACCTTATGGATTTAGAGGTATTCAAAACAACTTACCAGCATTGGTTGGTAGTGTTGCAGGTGCTACAGGTGCAATTTACCTTGCATTTTCTTCTGTTGTTGCTATTACTACTGCTTATGAAAAAGAGATAGTTCAACTTATTTATGGCATAACTGAATTAGATAGGGCAACCCAATCTATGAATAAGTCGGTTGCTAATAATGTAGGAGAGGCTAAAGCTCAAATAGCTGTAGATCAATCTTTATTATCTATTATTACCAATGTAAACAAGTCTACAAAGGAAAGAGAGACTGCATTAACTCAATTAAAGTCTCAGTACGAAGGAAATATAGAATTACAAAAAACAGACATAAAGGATGGAGCAAAGCTTGTTGAGATAATAAACAAAATATCTGCTGCATTAATACGAAAAGCTAAAGCTCAAGCATTTGCAGAGTTAATTGCAAAACAAGAGGCAAAAATACTTGAGTTACAATCACAAGCAGGAGAAGAGGTAATTAAGAATCTAGGCTTTATGAAAACCGCCTATTCTTTTCTTAAAGGTGGCATGGATGGATTTAATGCTTCTTCAATGGTTGCATTAGATGCGTTTGGAGAACAAGGCACCAAAATAAAAAATACTACAGACTTCTTAAAAGTTTTAAATAAAGCTTTAAACGCTAATACAGAAGAGCAAATTGCGAATAATGATGCTGCAACATTAGACGATACTAAGCCAGGTAAACCCAAAGGAGGTAAAACCGAAGCAGAAAAAGAAGCAGAAAGAATGGCTGCTGCAGAAAAGTATTTAGCTGATTGGCAAATTAAGTTAAATAATGATATAGCAGAAGCTCAAAGAAAAGAATTAGAACGTCAGCAAAAGTTACAAGAAGATGCTAGAAAGCAAGAAATAACAGACTACACAGAAAAGATTAATTTATTTAAATCTTTTTATGCTAATAAATTACAATTAGCTGCTGGAGATAGAGATGCACAAAAAGCTATTCTTGAACAACAAATGCAAGACTTAGTATATTTCTATGAAACATTTGGTATGTATGCTGGTGATGTTGCAGATGTGTTTTCTGATATATATAAAAAATGGGTAGATAATAATAAAGCTATTGCTGATGAAGCTATGAAAAGCATTATAAATATCGGAATAGGTATTATGAATGCTCTTGGACCTTCATTAGATATGCTACTAGAAAAAGGTTATAGTATTGGTCAGGTATTATCTCAAGTTATTACAGATTTAATTAAGAAATTTGTTAAACTTGCTATTGCTGCTGCTGTAGCTGTAGCCATTATTGCAATTATCAATCCTGCTATTCTAAAAAATGCAGGAGGTGCATTAAAGTTTGCAGGTAACCTAGTAGGTCAAGGTATGGGATTAGGAGCTAACTTGTTTGGTTCTGGAGCAGGTGCTACGGCTACTGGAACAGCACAAGGTGTTTCAAATAACTTAAGCCCAGCTATTGCATCAAATTCATCAGGAGGTAAGTTTACGTTAAGAGGTCAAGACTTACTTTTGTCAATGAATAGAAGTGAAAAATCATTAAATCTTAGAAGAGGATAATGGCATACGGACAAAAATACTCAGTAACATTTGCTACAAGAGCAGATAAAGATGTTGAACTAAAGATATGGCAAGATGGCTATTCTGGAGCTATTATAGACCTTCAAGGAGCAGGATTGAACCTTGAGTACATTCCCAACTCAGACGATCCATATGAGCCTATAATCGCATCGCAATTAGGTATATCTATTGACTTCACAGATGAATTATCTGATATTATCAATTTTACTAATATAGATGATAGATACAACTATGTAGAAATGTACGTTAATAACGTAATTGAGTGGGTTGGTTTTATTATCAATGACAATGTTCAAGTTTCATATTCAACAGGTAGAAAGATAGCTACATTTAATGCTACTGATGGTTTAGGTATGTTAAAAGATATACCATTTGAACCACCTGCAGGTAATAATGGGGTTAATGATATTAATTCATTGCTTACTATATTAAGAACTTGCTTTAATGCTATTGGCTTTAAAAACAATAGAAACACAGTTACAATGTGTTCTTATTATGCCAATGGGATGGTTAATAGAGCAGCAAATTCTGGAAATGAAACATTCGCACAAACTTATATGTGCTATAGGAATTTCTTAAAAGATGAATATACTTACACCAATTGCCTAGAAATAATATCAAATATTGCTAAGTCTTTTGGATGTAGAGTATTTCAAGCTGATGCTAAATGGTGGATAGTATCAGTAAATGAATTTGCTGAAACAAATGCTTACTACACAGAATACAATACAAGTGGAACAAGAGTAAATAATTTAGATGGAAATTTGATAAATACATCTTCAATTATTCAACCATATCTAACAAATACTTCAGGTTTATATTTTATAGACAATAGTCAATTAAAAATACTTAACAAGGGCTTTTATAAGATTATAGCAGAAGGTAGTACTGAGATGGCTGAAAATTATATACCTAATGGGAATTTGCAAGATAACGATGGCACAGAAGCTACTTATTGGACTAGAAGTTCAACAGGTGATGGAACTTGTACGCTAGAGCAAAATACAATATTAGATTATTATTATTTTCAATTAGCTGCACCATCAGGTGGACCAGCAGGTACTGCAGCAGTAACGCTTAATTCTTCTTCTAATGCTTATGTAACATCAGGAGATTCTTTGCAATTAAATATAACAATAGGTGCTAACTCGGTTGCTACTCCTATTGGTTTTATAGACATAACAATAAATACTGGTTCTACTATATACTATCTTAATAATGATAAAAACTGGCAGACTACTTCTACGTCTTACACAGTTTATAATCCTAAGACTAGTGGTGCTGTACAAGATTTTGTGTTAGATTTAAGAACTGAAATATTTCCTGCAAACGGACAATTAAGCTTTACTTATAGAATATCAGAAGGTATACCATTTATTACTCTTACAAATTTTGTATTAAAAATTAAGTCAGTAGTATCAGCTTATAATTTGACAGGTACTTTAGTTGAAAACGACCAATATACATATACAACATCATTCCCTTATGGATCAAATGGTGGTGATAGTTATTATCCTTCTGCAAAAGGCTCATTGCTACTAAGTAATGGCTCTATAGCTACAGGATGGTATAGATATGGAGATTATAGTGCAGTTGTATTTTTAAACCCAGCAGAATTATTAATTCAGCAATACATAAACACTTACGGACAAAATATCATAAATTTAGATGCTTCTTTAAGTAGCTTTTATACCGAAAACATTAACTATCCAATACTTAATGCAGCTAAGCTTATTTTTGCAACAGATACTGATCCTGCATCAATTAACGTAAGCAGTAAGTCATTTATGTTGGGTAATGCTACTATAGATTTACCTAACGACCAATCTAACGTAACATTATTGCAGATAAGTAACAATGAAATAGCTTGTACTAGAGTAAACAAATATTCATCTCAAACATCAACTTTCTAATATGGCATCAGTAATTAACGGAACCAATATAGTCTTATACTACTTTAACCCTTCAACAAGTACTGCTGTTCCTTTTGGTGCTGCAACTAACTGCTCTTTTGAGACTAGCGTTGACCAAGTAGAAGTTACAAGCCAAACATCAGCTTGGTTTAGAGAGTATAAGAATGATGTAATAACATGGTCAGTTACTTGCGATGGTTTTATTTCACTTAGCGACAACTATAACTATGCTTACTTATTGCAATTAGTTTTAGACAAGACTCCAATTACAATCAAATTCTCAATAGATAATGATAACGGAACTGGTAGTGGTTTATTAGGATATACTATTTTAACAGGATTAGCTAACCTAACCAATGTATCACTTAGTGGACCAGTTGAAGGAGCTTCTACATATAGCGTAAGTTTACAAGGAACTGGCGGATACTCTATAGATGGTGTAGAGGTAACTCAAGAAGGTATCAATATTAGCAGTCAGATTGTTAAAATGTATGATTATACAGCTACAGGAGGAGAAACAACAGTAACCCTTCCTGGTGCAATTGGATTTACTTGCTTTAGTGTAACAAGAGGTGGTGTAGAGGTGCAAGATATTAATCCAGTAACTTTAGATGCAAATGATGTATCATTTAATAGTACAACAGGTATTTTAACATTCGGATCATCATTGGCTGCAGGAGAACATATAAGAGCATTATTCAAATAATATGGCACAATTAGTACTTAAAAATATTCTAGCAGGTTCAGGTAATGTACTTGCAGGAGGTGATAACGCAGGTAATGTAACCAAGATAACCATAGGTAGTGGATTGACATTATCAGGTGGTGTCTTATCTTCTACTGGTGGTGGTACATCTTTAAGCCTAACAACTACAGGGACAAGTGGTGCAGCTACCTATAATAGCACTACAGGAGTATTAAACATTCCTATCTACTCAGCAGGTGCTGGAGCAGTTTCTAGTGTATTCGGAAGAACAGGTGCTATAGTAGCAACTACTGGTGACTATAATACAGACCTAGTTACCGAAGGATCTACTAACCTATACTATACTAATGCTAGAGCAAGGGCAGCTTTTAGTGCCAATGTAGGCTCAGCATTGACTTATAATAGTTCAACTGGTAGA